ATCTTTTAACCTTCCCAGAAGGAGACCGGGAACGTCAGATAGTATTCGCTGAACTAGCTGCGAAGCATCTCACAAAGGAGGAGATCTCAGCTTATTATCAGGCGTTCTCCAGGAGAATCGAGAGAGGAGACTCTGGATCAGCTGTGGTTAAGAGCCTCCTCCAGGACATCGAGACCAGATGTAACGGCTCTGGAGGAATCATAAAGGAGATTCGGAAAGGGACCGACTCGGTATATCGGGAGAACCTCGTCTGGTCGTATCTGGTGGAGGCAGTGAAGGAATGACGGAGCTCCATGCTGGGAGGTATCCTTCCAAGAAAGCTGCGGAAGCATACGCCCAGAAACTCCGGGAACGGGGGCTGAAAGCGTTCCCTCGTGCCGCAACGGTGTATGATGTTATCATTGAAAGGGGATCAGAATGAAAAAACATTGCGTTTATGATATTCTCATCCCTTTTTATGAAACCCTGCTGGAGCAGGAAGGGAGGGTTCGACCCTGGACCTGTCAGGAGGTCGCCTCCTCCCTGGGTCTGGACCCGAACATGATACGGTCTCGCTGCTTAAACAAGATGCGATCAGAAGGATTCATCGAGAACTCTGATAAGCTGGGAGAGACTGCGAAACGTCGGGGAACCTTCGCTGGGTACGGGAAGACTTACTGGGTCTTCACTGGAAAGTTTAAGAACGTGGCAGGAGGGAGAAGGCTCGGGAAGATCCAACAGGGTCCCGTCCTGTCCTCCCTCCCTTAAGACTGCGTTTTTAATCGGGTGATATTTTGAAAGTCGAGACAGAAGAGCATGCGCTATACATCAGGGAGACGAGGCCGGTCCTCATGGGTGACATAGGGACGGGAATCAGGTTCACCCTGGAGCAACGAATCTTTACGAAGAAACGGAACGACGGGAACCTTCCTTTTCCAGTGAAGGAGATCCGGTGCGAGGAGAAAGTCTGGGGCGAAATTGATGTTCCCGAATCCCAGGTTCTAATCTGGCTGCGTGACTGGATCGAGACTGGGGGGAAGAAGAAAGCGGGGGCGAAAGGATGAACCAGGATCAAGAGTTCAGGGAAGTCGGGATTATGGAAAGTAATCCACATAAAGCCCTGATAAAATTTCATAATTCAGGAAAACGACTCCTGATAGAGAAAGAGCAGCTCGGGAACCTTATCCGGGGATTTACGATGGATAACTCCATCCGGGTCTTATCCAGGGATCCTTCCCAGACAGTCTTATTCGGTGAAATCCCGGAAGCGTCAGCAGGAACCGCAGAGATTACGAGGTCTGGGAAAGCGGTTAAGATAACTCTCCAGGCTCCGGGAGAGCCTCCCTCCATTTATTTCATTAATAAAGTGAAGGCGTATAAGGTTCTCTCCGGCGAGGAGTGGTCCTGTCCAGTATCGGTTCTCGGGTGATACCGTGTCTCTTTGTAGCGAGTTACATCTTTACATACTGGAAGAGAGGGACCAGTCCCCTCTCCTGTATAACGAGATCCCGAGAAACATCAGGAAACGATTCCTCGATGCTCTGGACGAGATTAAGAAGAAGACCAGGACAGCATCAGATCCAGACCAGTTCGAACGGCTCCAGATGGAGGCTGACTCCCTGAAAAGCTCCTGGGCTGAACTCATCCAGATCAGGAGGGATAAGATCCTGGATAAAGCCATTATCGAAATTGACGGTGAGAAAAAGCCCGATCTGTCAGGGATACTTCCCTGGGAGGAGGAACCTTATCAGAAGATGGTCTGGGCGTTATCTCGCCTCGTCGCTTCTTATGAGGCGGTGGAATGATTCGCCCGGATCCTCCAGGGACCATTACCTGGGGAAAATCGAGGAAGTCGAAGACGGTCCATTGTCTGGTCTCCGGTTCTTCCCTCTGTGGAAAAATGACGGGAAAGGTGGATATGATCTTCCCAGGCTGGGATCCTCGTGATAAAGCGACCTGCCTGGGCTGTCAGGCTCGTTATGGCTGGGCTAAACGAGGCGGAGTGAAGGTGAGAGAATGATCTCGATCTATATCCTCGCAGGCTGTTTCTCCATCCTGGGAACGGCTATCTTCGCCGGACTGGTGGATGAATGATCTCGGCAGTATGTCCGAATGAGATTCGGAGAGATAACAGGCGAGCGAGGTTCCAGAAGTTCAGAAGGACGAAGCGGTACAGGAACAGGGTCCAGGAGCTGAACCAGGGGAAGTCCTGCGTTATCTGTGGGACGACTGAACGGCTCACCCGACATCATACCCGAGAATCCGATTATAAGGATGAAGAAACCTATTTCCGGGCTCTCGACTGGGCTGTTCCGATATGCTCCAGACATCATCGGCGATATCATTCAGGGAAGACGAAAACCTGTCCAGACTGCGGAAAGGAGCTCATCGCTCCCGAAGCCGAATGCTGCTGGGACTGTATTCCCCAGGAGGAGAAGGACAGGAAGGAGAACTCGAAAGAGTTCTGGAAAGCATTGCGAAGGAAGTGGAACCACGAAAATTATCTGAAGGCGAAAGAGGCTGTTGCGAAATGAAACCAAGAAAAATTAACAAAGGAGAGGCTCTCGAACAGGTTCTGGCAGGGATCCCGGTCGGGACGGTCCTGGACCTCTCCGATATTATGCGGCTCTGTTCTGAAGCCCGAGGAAAACACCAGTTCCTGGCGAAAGAATTGAGTCAATTTTTAATCAGGTCGTATAAGGTGAAGAGCATCGCGCTTAGGAAATGGATGCGAATTGATGAACCCGCGCCCAGGATGGAATTAAAATGATAGATCACGGCTCGTATGTAAAATGTCCCCGGTGCGGCTGGAAACAGGTTACTTATGCCGAAAAGGAGGTTACGTGTAACAGCCCGCACGGATGTAGACACCATTATCCCAGGAGAAAGCACGAGACAAAAGACGACTTCGGGAATGGTATCGGGGATCCTGGATTCATGAGAGCCTCGGCGATGGTGAGAAGATGAAACCCTGTCTCGAACGGGAGGAGACCTGTCCTCCACAGTGTATCTATGAAAATGAACTGGTTTCTCATCCCTGCTATCGATCGAGAGATGTAAACATCTGGAAGAGTCTCCAGGAGAAGATCTTCCCCAGGGAGGCGGCGACATGAGTCCGATCCCGGAGGTTTTTGATCTTATCATTCGCCTGGGTATCAGGGACGGGGTAGCTCCTCTTTCGAAAACGCATCCTGGGAGATGCTGGGAGCGGGATCTCGGTTCTGGCTGGTGGATAGCATTAAACGGGAACGAGGCTCCTGTAAAATGCTCGAGATCAGTGGAGGTTCCTCCCTTCACCATCTATGGCGAAAGGAATGGCTTCCCTGCTCTCCTGGTGAACCCGAAAGGAGGATCTGTGGGCGGTCCAGGCTGGGGCGACCTGGACCTGGAGGGAGAGCTGATCGGGATCCTGGGAGGGCTCCTGGGGAGGAGGCCGAGCCGAATGGCTGAAGGAATCGCCCTGAAGACCCTGGACTCGAAGGAACATGCGACGCCTTCCTGGATTATCCAGAAACTCCGGGACGAGGAACTGGGCGGGCTCTGGTTCGACCTGGACCCAGCAGCAACGCCCGAGAATGCGAAGGCTCCTGTCTATTATACCCAGGAACAGGACGGGCTCTCCCGCGCCTGGAACGTCAGAGGGTCGCTCCCGACGTATGTCTTCTGTAATCCTCCTTACGGCAGGGAGGTCGGAGCCTGGGTCAAGAAAGCATACGGGGAGACCAGGAGAGGCGTTATCTCGTATCTCCTGCTGAAAGTATCCAGCGATACGGAATGGTGGCACGACTATGTTATGAAGGCCGATGAGATCAGATTCATCCGAGGGAGGGTGAAATACGAAGGAGTCTCGTCAGGTCCAGCTCCATTCCCTTCCTGTATCGTGGTGTTTAAGCCTGACAGATGGAGGGACGCTTCCAGGAGCTTTCCCCTGGTCTCCACCTTCTCGGAGGGTCCAGCATGAGTCTCGTCGCGATAAAATTCTCCGAGGATATGGCTCTCGCTGCGATGGAAGGCCGGAAGATATGCACGTCCAGGCACGACCAGAAAGGAGAAATCGGCGACACTTTCTTCGTGGTCCATCCAGAGACCAAAAAAATCGGAGCGTTCCGAATCGTGGATGTCGATTTCCTGGAGCTGCGAGAAATCGGGAATAAACTTTACCGGAAGGAAGGCTGTTCCTCCAGGGAGGAGTTTATCTCCCTCTGGAAGAGGCTCCATCGTGGACATTATTCTCCCGATAATAAATACTTCGTCCACTGGTTCTCCAGAGTCGTCGGGGAGATACGATGAACTCCTCTCCCAGGGTGAACCCTGAAGACTGCCGGACCTGCGGCGAATGTTGTAAAAGTTATAAGATCTTTTATCCTCCAGGACTGAACAGGGAGAAATACGACGACATGATTCGTATTCTCTATTCAGACGGGATTAATGCTCACATCGAGCAGGAGGGGCTCGGGAACTGGCTCGTTTTCGACCATCCCTGTCGGTATCTCATCCAGGATGAGGAGGGGAAATACTCATGCGGGCTCTATGATGAACCCGAGCGACCTCTGATCTGTTCACTGTTCCCCTACGCAGACACGACGAAAAAAGACTGTCCTCATTTAAGGAAAATTATTTAATTACTACGATAAAAAGGTGTTCTGAATGAAACTCACGACGATAGTAACGACTATCCTGATGCTCGCTTTAATCAGCGTTGCGTCCGTATCGGCGGTAGATTATGAAGCTCCGATCTGGTTCCTCGATTCGAATGGAGATGGGCTCATCGATGATACTGACGGCGATGGAAAGACGACGATGATGGACTGGGCTCTCCTGTATAGTTACCGGAACTTTATCGCTGGGAATTATCCTGGTATGCTTCCCCGGTTCGATTACAATGGAGATGGAGTGACCGACAGCAGGGATCTCGATTATGCTTACCTGTTCTTAACAGGGAAACAGCCTCCGAAGGTTCAGCCTGTCCAGCCAGCCCAGACCCCGAAGCCGTATATCTCTCCTGGTGGATCCTGGTATCCGAACGGAGAGCGAGCGAATTATGAGAAAACGCCATCCATCACCATAGGATGGAACCCAGAAGACGCACCGAAGATGAACCGTCCAGCCCTTCCAGAGTCAGGAGTCCTTCCTCCTCTGAAACGCTGGTGAACTCTTCTCACATTTTTTTTATTTCGGCAGGATACGAGGTTTAACCTCTCTTTTCCGTATCCTGCTCTTTTTACCTGGAAGTTCTGGAAGTTCTGGAAGTTCTGGAACTTTATAAGCGCATAAATATAAAATGCGCCCGATTGTTCTCATGCAATCGTTATATCGGTTTCTCACCGTCGTAATGGCGTTGTTTCTCCTCCTCGCTGGCGTCGGGATGGTCTCGGCTGCTGAATGCGAGGAAGAAGGAGAGGACGTGGAAGAGTTACCAGGGAGCAATATTGAAGCGGTCTATCAGGTCGCTGGAACCCTCTCCCAGGGCTCGTTCGTGTCAAATGTGGGCGTTCAGTCCTCGATTTATGGGAATGTAACCGGATCCTCGGCGTATTCTTCGAAACTCCTCGGGAAAGGAGGGGTCCAGTTCGCATCGACCACCCTCGTTTCCGGAGATACTATCCTGGGCGAGCTCGCTGCGATGCTCGGAGAGGGCAGAGTATCCGGGAAAAGTTCTGCATTCATTACCCAAGTGAACCCCGGCGAGATGGAAGAGCCCGAGGAATTAGGACCAGAGGAAACCTGTATCGCGGCTTGTGTTTTCAATGATCCGGACCCGGAGGAATTAGACTGGATTTATCCTCCATTCTGCGAGGATGCGATAAGCGTTAATCAATTCGACATTACCTCGGGGCAGGCGGGAATCATATCATCGGTCTCGCTCCCTGCTCCATCGAGCATAGTCTCGCAGTCTCTCGCCGTCCAGGGGAACGGCTGGGCGAAGAGTTCTGGAGGTTATCTCTACATGGAAGGCACGAACGCAACCATGTCCGGTCTGAAGAGTTCGAAAGCCTTCACGCAGATTCATGGACGGGATCTCACCTTCGCAAGTCAGTTCAATTATACCGCGATCAGAGGGTGAACACCATTCCCCTTTCCCCTCTCCAGCAGAAAATATTTCGGACCCTGAAAGGTATCGGGAAGCCGCTCTCCTTATCGGCTCTCTCCTTCTCGATGAACAGCCCAGAACGGGAAGTCCTTCCGGCACTTGCGGAGCTCATCCTCCAGGGCTGGATCTCCGAGAAGGAGGGGAAATACTGGATCCCGTATTACCTGGACCCTCCACTGAAAAAGGCCGACCTGGAGAAGAAGGTCGGGGACGGCTGGAATTATGAGAGCATCCAGGGAGAACTCCTCGCTGGGGAGAAGCCCGAGCAGGCTGAACCCTTCAAGAATCCATTCGAGAAGTATCTCCCGCACGGATGGAGTCAGAATGGGCGGGGAACCTGTACCGGACACGCTGGCGCGATCTGGATGCAATGCAATTACTACGCCGTAACCGGGGACTTCCCGACAGATGAGGAGATGAGGGAGGCGAGAAGTAACCTCACCGAAGACCTGGACTCCTGCCGGATGGTCTATGACAAATGGTATCGGACCGTCTTCTCGGCGCAATGGTGTTATCATATCGGGAGGGTTCATGGGAATGTAAAATACCCGTCGGGAGGATACACAAAAAGCGTCGTCGAGGCGATGAAGAAATACGGGGCTGTCCCCTGGGACGCCTGCTTTACGCCGAAGACTCCCTCCTGCGCTCCTCTCACGCACCCGCACGACTTCCAGGATCTCCTCCCTCTCGCTCTCCAGCATCGGATCGAGGGGTATGCGGTCCTGACTACTTTCGAAGCTGTGATGGACGCTATCGAGAACAGTCCAGCTCACTGCGTGAACATGGCGACGAACCTGGAGGAGGATTACCTTCGCCCGAGCCCTGGTAACATCTGGAAGGCTCATCCTGGACAGCCGAAAGCCGGGAGTCATGCTCTCGCCTGGGTCTTCACCAACCGGGAGAAAGGGCTGATCGGCTGCTGGAACAGCTGGGGAAATACCGACTACCCGCAGACCTGCTGGATCGATAAGAGGTTCTGGGCTGAAAATTGTTCGCCTGGATACGTTCCCCTCGATTCTGACGAGGTTCTCATAGGAAAGGACATCTATATCCGAGCGACCCTCTCCTCGAACATTCCAGCCCGTTACGTGGTCTCTGACGGGGAGAAGGAATCCGAATATTCAGGGGCTGGCGTGGTCCTCTCACTGGAGAGAGGGACGCCCTATAAGATCACTGCTCATCCTATCGCCCTCGGCGAAGTGGAGGAGCTATACCTGGAGAAGTCCGTCTGTTACTTCGACGAGCCCAGGGACCAGTCCATCGTCTTCACCTTCACGAAGAAGAAACCATCGGACCCGGGGAACCCAGGGACTCCAGGCACGACTCCAGACTGGGTCGCAGACCTGTTCAGAAGAGTCGGTGAGATTTTAAAAAAACTCCTGAAAAGGGACGGTAATGATCCGGGGATCCCGGTGAACCGTCCGGACGAATGATGAAGGGATAAAAAATGGACTATGCGTTGATAGCATATGGAGCCCTCGGCGGGGCTGCGTATGGATACGAGATATACCGCAAAAAGAAAGCCTCGGACCCAGCCCTGGAGCCCGATTATCCGAAGCTCCTGGGAACCATTGCCATAGGAGCAGGAGTCGGAGCCCTGGTCGCTTCTACTGGAAAGGAAGTGGACCTACTCACCGTTGAGGGAGCTTTCGTCGTCTTCGGCGAAATCGGTCTAACCGCACTGATAGAGAACACCGCCCGCCTCGTAACCAGATGGTTCGAGAAACGGGGGAAGAACATCCCAGCATAAGGGAGGAAAAAACATGGAAGAACATTTCGCAAAAATAAAGGGAATCGAAGAGCCTGAAGGAATCAGCGACGCTTACGGGGTGAACCTGAAGAGACTGGTCGCCCGCGAGCTGGATATGGACCGCGAGAGACAGGGACAGGAGTCTCGTCTGATCGAGCTGGCAATCGCTACCCAGGCTCGGATCAACGAGATCTCGATGCAGTCTCTCCAGGCGTTCACGAACTCGATGGATGAACGGCAGAAGGACAGCAGGAACGCAGGTCTTCGGAAGGAGCATTCCACCGAGGAGAGGGCGAAGGAGCTGGAGGAGGTCTTTAACAAGACTGTCCAGGCTTCATCGGGCGTAAATTCCCAGATGGTCGGTCTAAATACCGCCATTGCGGAAGCAGTCAGCGGCGCGGTCTCTGGAGTTATCCAGGAGCTGATCGCCAGTGGGAAACTGAAAGCCGGGGGACTTTAATCCCCTTTTTCCATGCTCTCCGCCGTCCTGGACGCATAGATGAGGCTCACACCCTCCGGAGAGCTTCCCCGAGTGGAGGCTCATAAAAACCCTGCTTCGCCAGCAGTCGCCCGTCCTCCCTCGGGATTTCAGATTTACGCTTATGACGAAAAGAGGATATAACCAGGGACTCGGGATCCCGTTCCCCTCCAGCGACCCGAATTACTTCCGGGTTTATGCCCTGATAAAAAAGGGAAAGAGCCTGGAGGAGGCTCTCTGGACGCTCGGGCTCTCCTGTTACCTGAATAAACCCTGTCCTTCTTCTGATACTTCATCGCTCGTCCAGGAAGACCCAGACGGGTTCCAGGGAATGATCCTGGACAGCCTCTCCCTGATTCATGGAGACCTCATTCGCATCGAGAAGATCCTGGAGAGAATGGAAGCCCTGGAGAGGATGAGATGAAGCCGAGAAAGATCCTGACTCTCGCGGATCTCCACGTTGGGAGTCGCTGGGGATTATGGCTTCCTAAATTCAGGGTCCAGGATCCCAGGACAGGGGATGATATCGAATGGATCCTGAACCAGACGCAGAAGAACCTCTGGGCTCACTGGTCGAAAAAGATGTTACCCAGGATCCAGGATGTCGAGTGCATTATCATTATCGGAGATGTTATCGACGGTCTGGCGAAGAAGGACCGAGGGAGAGGTCTCGTAACCTCCGACCTGGGCTGGCAGACCCAGTGCGCAACGGAGATAATCAGAACCCTTCCAGAAGTCCCGACCTATATCCTGGAAGGGACAGACTATCACGAACTGGAAGACGGGAGATCAGTCGAGCAGACTATCGCCGAATCTCTTCCCCACGCTACATACGGGGACGAACTGGTAATTGAAGAATGCGGTATAAGGATTTTCGCCAGACACGTCATAGGAGCCTCGACCTCGACATGGCAGTATATGACGACAGCTCCTGCTCGGGACCACATGCTCCTTTACCTGAATAAAGCCGAGGAGAAATATGGTCCTATCGACGTCGCCTGTTTCGCTCATAGACATTCTTTCGTCGCTGCCGAGTATCCTTCAGGGCTGGCTTATGTTAATCCATGCTGGCAGACGAAAACCCCTTACGCCGTAAAGAGAGGTATCGTATCCCCTCCAGATATCGGCTGGATAACGCTGAACATTTTCGATAAGAAATGTATCGCCATCAATCGTTCTGGGATCACGCACCTTCAAAAACCCTGCCGTGTCGTGGGAAGAGACTCGAAGCAGAGGAGGAGGACTGGATGAGCAGGAAGGTCCGAAAGATAGTTATCCAGGAGCTGGAGGACGCTCCCGATATAAGAGGTAAGAAGTGGAGCAGGGACGAGGAACTCATCCTGGCGACATACTATGGGAAGAAGTCTCCAGCATCAATCGCCGACTATCTGAAAAAGTCCCCGATGGCGATTAAACATCACTCTGCGATTATAGGGGTTTCGTATAAGACCACAGATGAAGAGCGAGAGGAGATCCTGCGGAAGCTCCAGCAGGAGGAGGATCCAGAATGATACCTCCAGCCGAGATCTGTCACATCTCCCAGATGAAACAAAAATGGGTCGTCGTAATTCCTGACGCTCCTCTGAAATATGAAGGAGATCCGAAGTTCCGGTTCATTCCTGAACCCATGAAGGATCTCGGGATAATGTGCCTGGATGCTGCGAAAGGGATGCGATGCTGTGTCACCTATGCGTCCTGGGTCGGTCCCGTCCTCTGGTATGATCTCCTGCTCCCTGAACCAGTGACAGTCCAGGCTCCAGATGGAGTCCCGAATCGGTACCGATTCCTCCGCATTACCTCTGATTATGTCACCATCGAGGATTCTGGATTTATGGAGGCGAAATAAATGGACCCTGCTCCCTGCTCGACTCCAGAGGATAAGAGGAGAGCTGAGATCCTGTCCGGGATCCTGGCGAATTATACTGCGCTGCTCCCTCTCTCCCAGGAACTCCAGAAGCGGATTAATGGAATCGACCTGCTCTGTGAACAGACGGACCAGTATTTCTATGAGCATGTCGAGAGCCTGCGAGATCCCTCCATATTGAGAGCGACGAAAACTGATAATTTAGTAAATCTCGCCCTGGAGACCCAGGCTCACATTAAACGAATAAAAGATGTTCTGAAGGAGATGGATCGGGTTCATCATAAACTCGACTTTTTCCCCTGGGATAAACGGCTCTCCCTCCAGTTACGGGAGCAGGATATCGAGGAGAGGACTCTATGAACCCTCGACCAGTTCTTTATCTGGCTGGACCTTTCGGGAACCTGGACCCTATACATGGGATCCAGCGTAACATCCTGACCGCTTCAGAAATCGCTCTGGAAGCCTGGAAGAGGGGCTGGGCGGTAATCTGCCCGCATAAGAATACTGCCGATTTTCAGTTCGCTACCGGGATCCCAGACGAGACCTGGACGGAAGGGTATCTCTCCATTCTGTTACGGTGCGATGTGGTCCTGATGCTTCCAGGCTGGGAGCGGTCTCCTGGTTCAGTGAAGGAACGACACTTCGCTATCGAGAGAGGGAAGAAGGTCCACTATTACGAGAATGAAGGGATCCCATACGTCCAGCAGGAGGCGCAAAAATGGAATTAAAAAAGGTGTTCATCTCTGAACTGTCACCCGCAGAATATAATCCCAGGAAAGACCTGCGACCAGGAGATCCAGAGTTCGAGTCCATCAGGAAAAGTATCGAGGAATTCGGCTACGCAGACCCGATAATAATTAACGCCGATTATACCGTTATCGGAGGACATCAACGGTTAAAAGTGCTTAAAGAGCTGGGATTTACCTCGATAGATGCTGTCGTCCTGGACATCGACAAGAAGCACGAGAAAGGGCTGAACCTCGCATTAAACAAGATCTCGGGATCCTGGGATATGGATAAACTGTCGGCTCTGATGAAAGATCTCGACCTGGAAGGGTTCGACCTGGACCTGACGGGATTCTCCCAGATGGAAACTGCGGAACTTCTTCACTGGGGCGAGACTCCTGGAGCCCCGGATCCGAGTAATGAATGGCAGGGAATGCCGGAGTTTAACCAGGGAGAGGAGCTGGGCGTAAAGAGGTTGATCGTCCATTTCGGAACCTGGGAAGATGTGCGAGCCTTCTCTGAACTGGTCGGACAGAAGATCACCGAGAAGACGAAATGGATCTGGTTCCCCGAACTGGTGAAAGAGAACCTCGTCGCTCTGGAATATCAGGGAACCTCCCAGGAGGAGCCGGAGGACGATGGCGAATAAATTATACTGTTCTTTCGGTCAGACGAAAGGGCTCCTTTATTCCTCCTGGTATGACGCAATATTAAACCGGGACTTTAAACCTCCAGTCGGAGCAGGAATCGACCTGACGAACGCCTGTAACCTGAAATGCGTCTGGTGTAACTCTGAATCGTTCAGGAGTGGAAATACCCTCCCGACCTCTCACGTAAAGAACATTATCGACATGCTCTCATCCTGGGGCGTTAAGAGCGTCTGTTATGCGGGAGGAGGAGAGCCCTCGCTCCATCCAGACTTCGATAAAATCCTGGAATATACCTGGAGGAAAGGTCTGGATGTCGGCGTAAGCACTAACGGAACAGCATTAAGAGAGAAAGACATCTCGGCGATTATCAACTATTGCCGGTTCTGTGGCGTCAGTGTAGACGCTGGAACGAAGAAGACCTGGGAGGCAGTGAAAGGAAGCGACCTCTTTCCTGAACTGATAGAGACCTGCTCCCTCCTCGCTCATAAAGCCAGAAATACCGACCTGGACCTTACGTTTAAGATGCTGATCTCTCCCGAGAATCAATACGAGATCTTCCCAGCTGCGGAGCTGGCGAAATGTATCGGGTTCAAGAACTTCTTTATGCGTCCCGTAGCTTTCGAGAACATCCCTGGACAGGAGAAGGATCTCTCTTTCGACACTGCGGCTATCCATGAACAGATCGCCTTATGTCAGGATCTCGAATCAGAATCCTTCCAGGTCTTCTTAAACTTCGGGAGGGTAACGAGCGACCTTCATAAAGTCCACAGGTTCACGAAATGCCGTGCCTCTCCCTTATTCGCAATGTTCTGCGCCGATGGATACTGTTATCTCTGTATTGATTACCGAGCCCGCCCAGCCTGGAGATTATGTGAGCATCTCGAGATCCGAAAGTTCTGGAACAGCCCGGAACATCACAGGTTAATCGACAGTATCAGGATCGGAGACTGCCCGAGATGCACCTTCGGAAATTACAACGAACAGATCGAGCATTACCAAAAAGACACGTTCTTTAAATGGTTCCCATGAATCCGAGATATCCGGTTTATGTATTGAGTTATGATCGATGGCAGGAAGGCCGGAGGCTCACCATAAAAGCCCTGGAGAGAATGGGCGTTCCTTATACTGTCGTCGTCGAACCGGAAGAATACGACCACTACGCCTCGGTAATCTCAAAAGACAAAATAAAAATCATGCCGCAGGAGTATCATTACCAGTTCGATCCCTGCGTCCCTCATGAACCGAACCAGAGACAGGGCTCCGGACCAGTCAGGAACTTTATCTGGGACGATGCTATCAAACGTGGATATAAACGGCACTGGGTATTCGACGATAATATCCGTGATTTCTACCGGCTGAATAATAATCTGAAGGTAAGGGTATCGGACGGGACCATCTTCCGGATAATGGAGGATTTCTGCGACAGGTATAAGAACGTCGCTCTGGCTGGACCGAACTATGAACTGTTCGTGATCAGGAAAAAGAAAGTTCCTCCCTTCAGGCTGAACTCCAGAATATATTCGATGCTGCTCATCCAGAATGATATCCCCTATCGCTGGAGAGCCCGGTATAATGACGACACGGACCTTTCCCTCCGGGTTCTGAAGGATAAATGGTGCACGATCCTCTTTAATGCGTTCCTGGGGGATAAAGCACCTACGCAGTCCATCCGGGGAGGGCTCACGGATCAAATATACATGAAGGAGGGGACCAGGAAAAAGTCTGAACTCTTAAAGAAACTCCACCCTGACGTAACGAAAGTGGTCTGGAAATTCAATCGCTGGCATCACGAGGTAAATTACCGTCCGTTCCGGAATAACCGGCTGATACGTGCGGATAATGTCACTATCCCGGAAGGAACCAACGAATACGGAATGGTCCTTACCAGGAAAGAAGACCACAGAAGGAGGGAACCCTGATGGTCCGTCCTTCACCCTATGATCCGAAAAGACATCCAAAGAGGGCGAAACTTTACACAGAGAAAGGGCTGACTACTTACCAGATCGCAGCAAAATTCGGCATTTCTCGTCAAACGCTGTATAACTGGACGAAAGCTCATCCTGAATTTTTAGACGCACTTATGGGAGGGAGACAGTTCGTCGTTTCAGAAGTGGTCCTCTCCCAGTTTCAGAAGGCGAGAGGGTATGAATACGAGGAGGTAAAATCCATCGGCATTCCGAAAACGAAGAAAGATGAGAACGGGAACCCTGTCGAGTATATCAAAATCGTCAGGGTAGAGAAGACCAAAAAACACCAACCGCCGGATTCAGGAGCGGCGAAACTCCTGCTGAATGCTTACGCTCCTGATGAGTTCAAAAACAGCATGGAGCATACCGGAAAGAATGGTGGACCTATAAAGACGGAAGGAGGGATGAGCCGTGCCGATCTGTGCGAAATCGCCGCAGATATCATTCGACTCTCTGGAAAATAATCTCGATTCAATCTATGAGGAGTTCCCGTCCATCTGGGCGAAGAAGGCTCTCCACTGGGAAGACCGGATCGGGCCGATGGACCTATGGCAGGAAGAAGCCCTGAACACGACCAGGAACTCTCTCTGGAACTGCACGAGACAGGCTGGGAAAAGCACGACAGCAGCTGCGAAGGGACTTCATATGGCGATCTACTCTCCTGGAGCCCTGGTCCTCCTGGTTTCTCCCTCCCTGCGTCAGTCTTCAGAACTCTTCCGGAAGGTAACAGATCATATCGACTCCCTGGATAACCCTCCCAGGCTCCCGGAAGATAATCGGCTCTCTTGTGAGCTGGAGAACGGGTCCAGGATAATATCTCTCCCTGGAGAGGAGAAGACGATCAGAGGATACTCGAAAGCCTCCCTGATTATCGAGGATGAAGCTGCGAGAGTGAAGGATGAATTATACGCAGCGATACGCCCGATGCTGGCTATCTCCCAGGGACAGATTCTCTTAATGTCCACTCCCTTCGGGAAGAGGGGACACTTTTTCGAAGCCTGGGAGAACGGGGGATCCTCCTGGTCCCGGACGAGGGTTCCCTGGTATGACTGCCCGAGGATATCTCCAGAGTTCATCGAGGAGGAGAGGAGGAGCCTCGGCGATTACTGGATCCAGCAGGAATACGAGTGCGAGTTCGTCCAGACGATGGATCAGATCTTCTCCTATGATCTGGTAATGGAAGCCCTGGACGATTCCATCCCTCCTCTCTTCATCAACGGGAGGCCGATTTAAAATGTTCATTATGGGTCTGGACCTGGGACAGGCCGCTGACTTCACCGCATTATCAATCATTGATTATCGGCAGGAGCCGAGGTCTTTCCTGGTCCGACATCTCCAGAGGTTCCCACTGGGAACACCGTATCCCGAGATGGTGGATAGATGTATCGAGATCAGACAGCAGCTGAAAGGAGGGGCTCTCTGTATTGATGCGACAGGAGTCGGGAGACCAGTCCTGGATCTCTTTTACGAGAAGGGACTGACTCCAGTCGCCATTACCATCACTGGAGGAGATATCGCTCGCAATCGGGCAGAAGTCGAAGCCGCAGCGAAAAAGAGTCAGGGTCTCTTCTATACTCCATCGCTCCGGGAAAGAATGTCCTGGACAGTCCCGAAAAGGGATCTGGTCGGCTCTCTCCTGGTAGCGTTCCAGAACCACGAATTAAAGATCTCCAGCGCGATTCCTGACTCGAAAACGCTCATTACCGAGATCCTTAACTTCAGGATGAAGATTAACACGAAGACAGGTCACGACTCATACGAAGCCTGGAGGGACGGTCAGCACGACGATCTTGTTCTGTGCGTCTCCCTTCCAGTCTGGTTCCTGATGAGAGCAGGAGCCCGTCCAGGAGCGAATGTCTCTCCGAGTCAAATGACAGGACAGAACCTCCCGCCAGCTCCGACACTGACTGAAACCCCGACGGACTCCTGGGGGAATCCTCGTGGGTTCACCCTGGGAGATATTCCAGGACTGTAAAAGGCGAGGGATGAACTATGGCAGAAGAAACGAAGAAATTATCGACAACGAAGATGGAGGGGACAGTCTATCTCTCCTCCTATGGGACCGTCTATCATAAAGCGAAGATAGACGCTGACAGGCTGAAGAAATATTCGAAGAATGTCTACGGCGCAGGAGTCGCAAATAAACACCGGCATTTAATATTTAACGAGAAATACTCCATCGAAGTTACTGATAAGACTGGAGAACCTGACGAGGATCTGTCTCTCCACTTAACCCAGATGATGGACTCGAAAGAGGTCCGGTTATGGCCGAAGATGCAAACGGCATGGAACGACGTTTTCTGGTTCGGGATGTCTTTCTTTAACCCAGTCTGGGAATATGTCGGAAACGAGTATTACCTGACGAAGCTACGGAGGCTCCCTCCAGAATCATTCGCAACGGCTCCTTATGGCAGGAGCGTAATATACTCTGAAATCCTCCAGGGCGTCACCCTGGACCCAGCAACGGGGGATCCAGAATACTATCAGACCCTGGAGAGCCTGGGCGTCCAGGTTCCGCAGAACTGGTCCGGGAAGCTGCTCCAGGATAAACTCTCGAACATCTTCACAGTCTCGGACCCTTCCTCTGGAGAGCTGGCAGGATCTCCGATAGTCCTCCCTATCGCTCCTGTTATCTCGATGCTGGACTTCAGCTGGCAGGCGCAGCTTCAGAAAGTGAACCGGATCGGAGCTCCATTACTGTTTATGGAGATTGACGACCCTTCAGAGGATGATATCGCCTACGGGACGAAGTTCCTCGCTAACTGGGGGAAAAATTCCGGGATGCAAATTAGGCCGAACATGAAACTGATTATCCCAGACCTGAAGGATAATTCGTCGGCTATCGAGACCATTAACGCCCTGTCGAAAATGGTTATTGACTATTTCACGCCAGCGAGCCTTATCGCAAAAGACGGGACTCTCATCGGTGGATCTTCAGCATCCGAGCAGGAACTCCTCCTTTCCTATATCAGAGGGACGCACTCCTGGATAACAGAATCATTCGAACAGCTTCTCCAGATATACCTCGAAGGGAACGCATATCAGGGATATACTGCCCGGATCTACATTCCCAGCCCGTCCATAGACAAGAGCGAGATCTGGATGAGACAGGCTCTCGCCCTGGGGCAGCTGGTAAAGGATGGAGTAACAGTCGCAGACGAGAACGAGTTCAGGAGCCTTCTGGAACTGGAGGAGAAATCTCCGGAGGAGATAGCATACCTCCGGGAGGTCTACGAGAGATACCGGCCCGTTCAGGAAACATCGGCATTCCAGCGAGCGAGACTGTCTATTGATGCTGCTGCGGTGGATCCAGTTGATCCATACTCCATCCTTCATCAGAAACAGATTAAAAAAGCCGTGAATAAGGCTCTCGACCAGGACCAGGAGAAGGAAGAAGAGGAACACGGGAATTAAGATGGCGTCCAGGAACCTGTCTCCGGAGATCAGGAAAGACCCAGCCAGAGCGAGAAGGTTCATCGAGAAATACGAGAAGGATCTTCGGGGACTGTTCAAAAGATACTTCGACGATGCGGTAAAGGAGGTTTCAGACGCATACGACCTCGGGCTGGCGAACCTGTCCATTCCAGGGGTTCCTCCAGAGATTATGCGAACCGTTCTGAAAGATCTGTTCATCCGGTATGGCACGGAGATCCTGGACATAGCGAAACAGAACTCCGACGCTGCGTATCATCAGGGCGTCCGGGTCGGTTCGATTAACCTGGAGAAAGCAGGGGTAAAGAATCCCGCAACCCTCATCCCTGCCGACTGGAGAGCTCTCGACTGGATAGAGAGGAGGAATCTTACCGTTCTGGAAGGAGTGACCCAGGATATAAACGACGCTATTATCAGGGAGGTCTCCCAGGGGCTCATCCAGGGAGAATCTATCGATCAGGTCGCCGAGAGGCTGGGGAAGGTTAAAGGGCTCACTGAAGACAGGGCGTATAAAATCGCCCGATACGAGACTATGTTCTCTCTGAACCAGGGGACCATAAACCGATATTACCAGTATGGAGTCGAGAAGGTGGAATGGGTCGCCGGTTATGATGATCATACCTGCGAAGAATGTCTCGCCCTGGATGGACAAGTATTCGATATCGACAATATTCCAGACTGCCCGCTCCATGTAAATTGTAGATGCACCCTCGCCCCGGTAGTCCGAAAGGGATATACTCCCGAGTTCACGATGAAAGCGGTCAGGAACGCAGGAAAAGCCTTCGAGGATTCGTTTTACGGGAGGATCCTCGCTCCTCCCTCATACTTACATGGGTCCGGCTGTCTCTGCGTGACGTGTCAGGAGGGATAATAGACGATGAGAAAAAAGAAGGGTTTCAAATGTCTTCCAGGGTGTTCGACCTGTTGCGGCTGTCACATCTATTTCGATAAATCCCTGGTGGAGAGGAACCGGGACAGGTTCCAGGCTGAACCGATGCTGGAGGTAAATACTCCAGGCAGGGGCGTCCAGGTCTATACGGAGGATGCTTATTGCGTCTTCCTGGACAGGAGGACCAGGAGATGTTCTGTCTATTCAGAACGACCCCATACCTGCGTCACGTATGGACTGCTCCAGCCCTGTCCTTATGTCCACCCGAACGGGACCAGGAGGAGCGAGGAGGAGATCAGACGGCATAAACAGGCTGTCGAGAGATTATGCAATTACACTGCGGAGAGGATGATAAATCATGGCACAAATTGAATTTACGACCAGGGAAAAGAAATTAATCCTTATCCTCCGGAAAGTTCGGGAGGACTGGTCATATTCAGACATCGCCCGGACCCTGAACGATATCCTTCCCGAGGATAACCAGAGGAACAGATCTGGATCAGGCGTTAAAAAATTCATTGCCAGAGAACGAGCCCAGACAGAGTAAAATCCTTTTTTATGACGTGGGACTTATTATCACGAGATTAATATATAATTGTCGATGCCTTCTGATGTTATTGCGTTCGGGGATGCAATAACCCACGCAGTCTCGGCGCACGAGACTATCCTCCAGACCCTGAACCGATGGATGGATTTCGGGGAGGGAAAGAGGCTGTTTTATGGAGTCGAGAACTTCGAGGGCACGGAACCGAACTGGGATAAAGTCCCGCTGATTTTCGCATTAAATCATCCTGACGTGGACCAGATGCGTCGGATCGAGAAAGGGGAACTTAATCAGGTTCTGAAAGAGATAAACGGCTCCCTCTGTGGAGAGATTACCTCTTCGGAAGTGGTTATGGCTGGACAGCCCAGGCTCTCCAGCATGGTCTCCTTTTTTGATCCTTCAATGGAGGCACGATATAACCAGGGAGAGTTATCTCTCTCGACTGGGTTCTTCTGCTTCCCTGGTAACGATGGACACCTTCAGGGGAAGGTCCGTCCGAATCATGTTCTGGTCTTTAAGCAGGATGAACGGAACCAGCCTCGGGATCTCGGGGCGATGTTCCTGAATAAACAGGATGATAATATGCCGACCGATGCTGCTGTTACGCATGCTGGGAGGGTTATCTCCGAAAAGAACAAGAGCCGGTTTAAAGCAGCTGTTGAGGCTCTCCGCTCTCTCTATGCTGACTGGACAGGGGAAGGAGCAGAAAACGCAGACCTTACCTGGAAGAAGGACGAGGAAGAGGAGAAGAAGAAGAAGGAGTCCGGACCCGGAACTCCTCCAGCAGCTGCGAATAAGGAAGGCGATGGAATGGGAGATATAGCCGAAACCCTGAAGAATGAGCTCGCTACGGCGAACCAGACGATTAAGGATAAGGAATCCGCAATCGCCAATAAGGACGCCGAGATCGAGACTCTGAAGAAAGAAAAGGAAGCCCTGGTTAATCAGGTGAACCAGTTCGAGAAGGAGAAGAAGGACGCCGCATGGACAGCCTTCAAAAACCGCCTGCTTCCAGGCTTCATTCCGAAACCGGAGGATGAACCTGCGAAGAGGGAAGAGTTCGAGAAGGATCCAGTCGGGTTCATGAACTCCGTTCTCGACCATCAGATGAAGCCTCCGACCCAGGAGGAAGGAAAGACGCACACTGGCGAAGGGGATAACACCGCTTCGACTGGTATCGGGGTCTGGAATGCGAAGACCCAGAAATGGGAGTGAGGGATAAAATATGGCTGATTCTGGATACGTCACGCCGACGCAGAACATCATCGTTCGTGGAACCTCTCCACTCCTCCACCGGAGGAACATCGGCAGCGCGACGAATATGTATCCTGGACGGATAGTAGTCCGGGAAGCTACCGACTATGATATTAAAGTCGGGGATGGAATCCTCCCGCCGCTGGGCTGGCTGGGATACGAGGATTTCAACGAAACGGAAAGACCTGCGACCATTGACACCATTGCGACGGTGGATACTGAAGGTCCGGTTCATTCTGGAGGCGGGTTCGCTATCAGAGGGACGCTCATTAAGGGGACCGTTGCTGTCCAGGGAGATCTCCTCGCATCCTGGTCCGATGGACTGGTAATCCCTGCGATTCTGATCGGGGGTGTTCCTGCGATTAAGATTCCCTTCTCGAAAAATGCTACCCTGAAGGACACCGGGATCGATATCCCTGCTGGAGCATGGGTCGGGCTTCCCCAGGTCTACGTAACGACTCATCATGATTCCGGGACCATTGACATCGGGCTCGGGGCTGGAACCGAGGCAGGACACGACGCCGATGGACTGGTGGATGGTCTCTCCCTGAACACTGAAGACGGGAAGTGGGCGACCCATGATCTGGTCCATACTACCGAGGGAAGTATTACCGCCGGAGTCCTCCTGGATGAGGCTCATCTGAAGGATGCGGGGAATGCTTACGCTCCTGTTCTGACGAACAATTTCGGACATATCTGCGACGGGACCTGTGTATCCCTGGACTATACGACCTCTGATCATGCTGTCGCCGGATACTTCTACGTCCCGGTAATGTCTCCTGGGGTTCAGATCGTCGGGAAGGCAGGAGCCGCCGCTGATGCTTCTGCGGCTGCCGTGAATATTTTCGTGGAGAGTGTGTTATAATGGCAACGGCATATGAGAACGCTGCGAAATATTTCGATAAGGAACTTGTCGAACCGATTCGCCAGCAGCTCGTAGGAAGGAAACTGTTCGGAAAGGTGACACGAGTCGATCCTGGAGTCTTCAATATCGACTATAACACCCTGACCGACATGGGAGATGCAATCGTAACCTTCGACCTTCCAGATGATACCATCGAAAAGGATTCTGTGAAGGTTGCGACCTCCAGCATGAAGATCGGGGTTATCTCGAAAGGATACAAGATCCCGAGATCCCAGTTTGACGCCTTCGCAAGACAGGGAACTCCTCTGGACACCGCCGCAATGATATCGGCAGCCCAGAAGGTCGGGGAGAAGGAGGACGACATGCTCATCCAGGGCTGGGCTCCTGACGGCTCGAATTATAAAATTAAGGGGCTCTATCAGACAGCAGGAAACTCCTATACGACCCAGAAAGACTTCGCCACTTTTGGCTATCCGACTGCGGCTATCTCTGGAGCTCTCGCCCTGCTCTATGAGGATGGAATCGTCGGGACCAACTTTAACCTCGTCTTGAACTATGCGCAGTATGCGGAGCTCCAGGCGAACTACGAGTATGGAACCTACGAATGGGATAAGATCATGAAAATGATCAACCCGAACCCAGGAGCAGGACAGGGACAGATCATGATGTCCACCGACATAACCGCCGGGACGGGACTCATGACGCCCGTAGATACTGCCGGGGTTTATATGGACCTCATCGTCGGGGCTGACTATAAGAACCAGGTCGCCGTCCCGAAGTTCGACATCTCACCGATTGAAGGGATCACCTATACGATGGTAGTCCCGAGAATCAAACATACGAACGCGATTTGCACTCTGACGCAGATCTGAAGCGAGGACGGAAAATGCCTCGCTTTATCATTTTACGGGGGAAGATCGGGCGGGATGGTAATGTCCTTTACCCTGGGGACACTTTCGAAATGTCCCTGGAGGAAGCGGGAAGGTTTCCGACTGGGATGGTCGAAGAGGTTCTCCCATTCGAGGAGGAGGTTCCTCCGGAGATCCTGCTGGCTGAAGTGGAGGAGGAGATCCAGGTCCAGTCCACGACTGGGTCTGAATACTCTGGAGTATATACTTCGCCGGAACCAGTGAAACCGAAGAAGGGGAAGAGGGCGAAGGAGTGATTGAAGATGGTCGCAACTCCCGCCATGATCGCCCAGATATCCGAGTTTTCTGTCAGCGATACCGGGAACGCCATCTTTACCACGTCCCTTTTTAATACTCTCTCTCCAGTCGCCCAGGCTCTCCTCGATGAAGATAATCCAGGACTTCCGGATGCTCTCTACGATTATTGCCACGCCCTATTAATCGCACATCTCTATTCGGTTAAAAAGGGTCTGACTGGGTATCAGTCGCAGACAGCCCAGGGATACTCCGTCCAGAGGAGAGTCGGTCAGACGGCTTATATGGTGGAGTATCAGAAGACGATAAAACGCTGGGCTGCGAAGATCCGGCCTTCTGTTGGTTCTATCAGTAATGAGTATTCATCCAGGAGAGCCGATTCGAGAATGGATGGACTCCAGCTGGACGAGGCTGAAATCCCGTCCTTCTTCGAGGGGCTGTAATCATGCCGACATACCAGGAAGGAGGATATTCGCTGGAGATAGACTGGTCCAATTTCGAGAGACTTGTCGGAACGCTGGAAGGTGTTCCAGATAGAGTCTGTGAGCTGACAGCCCTGGACCTGGAGAAGTCCATTAAGAACGAGCTGGAGGATTCGAAATATACGGGTCAGTTACGAGCCTCCTGGAGAGCCGACCAGAATAAAGGGGCCGAGGTTATGGGAGGTCTGTTCAATGTCGTAACCTCTCACAGAGGATCTATCGGGGCTGAATGGGTCGTCGGGTCTCCTCTCCCAAGAGCAGCATATCTTAACGATGGAACCCGTCCACACTGCCCGCCGAAAGCCCCGATTAAAAAGTGGGCTGAATTTAAGGGCTTACCCTGGTTCGCTGTCTGGAAGGGTATTTGCGAGCATGGGACGAAAGCGAACCCATACATCGACAGGGCTCTGGAGAAGACGAACAGAGAAGTTCCGCACTTCATTAACCAAGCTATCGACGAGATGAAGGCGAAATTATGATCGATGCTGATATATCCCGGACCCTGGGGCGAATGGAAGGACAGATGGAAGGAATCCATCGGGAGATTAAGGAGGTTAAGCAGCTCCTGAAGGAACGAGACCAGGAATGTTCCTCCTGTAAGGAATCGATCGATTCCAGGTTCGAGTTCCAGGAAAAGAGAATCGACGGGCTGGCTGATATCCAGACTGGCGAGGAGGCTGTCTCGTCCTGGTGGAACTCCAGCCTTACGAAAATAGGGATCCTGTCTGGAGTCGTCCTGGGTATCATCGGATTCGTAAAGGGGATGTTCTCATGAGTCTACCGACCCTGGCGACAGCCCTGGACGAGATTATGGACGGGTTCCTGGATGCTCTGAAGGCCGAGAATGTTCCTGGAGGGCTCCTGTCTGAAGTGGTGACAATCGCCCGAGGAGACAGGACTGGACCCAGGGCTGACGTTCCGGCAGTCTACATTACGCCTCGTCCTATGACGGCAGTCCAGGGAACAACGACCCGGGAATGGTGGACCCTGCCGGTTCTGGCTGGGTCGATGGTCCAGAGTGATAATGACCCGGACGGGTATTACAACGCAACCGACATTGCGGCACGAGTCCGGCGAATCATGCTGAAACGGCTTAACCTGACGTATACGAAAAAGCCATATTCCGGCGAGTTCACTCCTGCCGCTCCAGGGATGAGGGAGGAGGATTACTTCCGGGCGATGGCTGAAATTCGTATCCAGTTCGAAGTCGAGGAGAAAACGTGAGATTATGACTAACTACGGAATTACGGAGTATTTCAACAAAACTGCGCTCGTAGCAGCTGAAATCGCCGATACCGAGACCTTCACCGTCCTTCCTTACTGGGACGGGAAGAGGACTCGGTTCATGATGGTGAACCCTGCTCCGAATCTGACAGCATGAGGAAGGATGGAACATGACGAATTATACTTTCACCGAATACGCTACCGATGTAGCGGCTGAAACGGCGATTGAACTGCTCGAAACGACCACAAAATTCGACCTTATCGCGTATAAGGAGAAGGACGCCGCATCGAGTAAGTTCATCATGATATCGCCCGCACCGAACGCAACCGCATAGGAAGGAGGATGAAGAATGACAAAATACGCCGTTGAGAGATACACTGTCGCCCAGTTTAAGGCTCTCACTGTTGATGCGGAAACGACGACCTTTCTGGCGGTCCCGTATCGGAAGGGCTGTGCGTCGATGGTGTTCTATATCACGCCAGATCCCAGGAACGCCGCATGAACACCTTAAAGGAGGTTAAGAAATGACTGCGCCCGACATTTTCAGATACGCAAGATTCGGGGCCGAGACCACATTTCACACCGTAGCGAACGCCACTTTCGGAATCGAGACCACAAGTAACGGTCTCGACTCTCCTGAAAACCAGGAGATCATTATCGACTCCGGCTGTGGACGTGGACCCAGGACGAAAGTTCCAGGGTATTATACCTGTCAGGGACCGATTGAGTATTATCCAGACATCGAGACTATCGGCTGGTTCTGGAGATGGTTCCTCACTGGGTATCAGTATACGGCTGGAGATGGAACTCCGGACCCGAATCTTCATGAAATCTATGGAACCAGTTCTGGAGCCCTGAAATCCGTCACTGTGCGAGAAGGACGGGATAACTGGGAACAGATCTTCGCCGGTGGAATGCTGAACACCATTGATCTTCGGGTGGACACTTCCGCACAGCTCGGTTCCTGCTCCCTGGGCTGGATTACCGGGAAAGATACTCCAGGGGCTATCTGCGCTGAAGCCGACCTGAACCTTCCCTCGGATAGTCTTCCCCTGGGCTTCGCCGAATCCCAGGTATGGATCGATGAGGAAGAGAACTCGGCTTTAATGAAGTCGATGGTAATTTCAGGAACCAATAACATCGCAGCCGAATCAGCCCAGCGATTTAATTCTCTCTTCCCGCAGGGAGGCTTCCTCCCTGGAAAGCGTGGGATAAACTTCGCTCTCCGGGTCGTCTTCGAGGACAGGACGCATAAAAATATCTTCTGGGGTTCTGATGCTGGACCGGCGACGACTGGGTCTCTGGAAGTCCCGATCTCCTTCAAGCTCTCGGACCCTGATGGATACCGCTCGATCCTGTTCTGTGCGCCCAGGACGCTTATCAGGAGCGTGAAGAGTGCGACCAGGGGAAGCGATCCACTTGTCCAGGATATCGCCGGAACCGCACTTATAGCGAATAATGTCGCTCTGGCTGACGAATCGCTCGTAAATACCGAGCTTCTCGTCACTCTGAATAACTATCAGGCGACGATGATTTGAGGGTCCACAGATGGAGATCATAACGAAAGAGCAGCTCCTCCAGGGGAAGGAATATCGGGAGACTCTGGAGGTCGAGATCCAGCCTGGAGTTATGGGGGCGGTGAAGATCCGTCCCCTGACTTATAGGGAATGGGTTATCCTTTCATCCAAGAGGATCCAGGACATTGAATCCAGAGGAGCCGTTAAAAAGACAGGACGGCGAGGGGAAGAGGTAAAACTCGACCTTTCTGCTATCCAGGGGAACACGTTTAAGGCGAAATGTGAACTGGTCTCCCTGGCAATGGTGGATCCCGTCGTGACTCCTGAAGAAGCCGGTCAGATGTGGAAACCCGCCCTCGATAAAATCAATGACCGTATCAGGCAGATCACGGGAATTGATGAAGAGGGAAAGGAGGAGATCGCCTCCTTTCGTGATGGAAAGCGAGGAGGGGATGAGCCTCGCAGAAGTGGCGATGAGTTATCCTCTGGCTGATTCATTCCACGAATTAACGCCGGGACAGGTAATCTTCCTCCAGGTCGCCAGCGTAAGGAGGAGAGGGGTTCAGAATGGGCGATAATATAGTCGAGATTATAATACGGGCTATTGATCAGGCGTCTGGAGTAATTGACAAGATCGGGAAGTCTGGAGGAGATCTCGAACATAAACTGGTCGCTAATTGGAAAGCTATCGGAGTAGCCGCCGCAGCTGCTGGAGCAGGTATCGAACTCCTGGCGAGAAAGAATAATGAACTTTTGAAGGAGACCCAGCAGATCTCGATAGCGACTGGACTCTCTTCAAAAGAGATTAACCAGCTCGCCAGAGATGTCGCCGGGGCTGGAGATACTATCGGCGAGACCCTGGACCTTATCAAGCTGGCAGGAAAGGAAGGGCTTCAGTCTGGGGAAGCCATTAAAAAATACGCCGAATACTGGGATATGGTCGGCGATGCTTCAGGGGAAGTCGCAGGAGATCTCGCTGACGCCTCATCAGGGCTCCGACTATTCGGGATCGAGGCTGATAATGTCAGTGATTCAGCAGACGCTTTCGGGCATATCCTGAACAATACGAAGACCAGCCTCTCCGATTTCCTGGGGATTCTGTCAAAAGCCGGGCCCTCTGTCAGCCGGTTCGATATTGACATAAACCAGATGGCTATTATCGTAGACGAACTGGAAGAAGTCGGATTTACGGGAAAGAAAGCCATATCTGCGATAAATGACGCTGCCGCAGGTGCGAGAAACCTCCCGGAGTTCATTGCTAACCTGGAGAGGCTCACTGGAGCCGAGATCAACCTTAACCAGTCCCTCGATGGTTCAGCCGAGAAGCTTTACGCCCAAGCTGAAGCAGTAGACGCGAACCTGACTCCCGTCCAGAAATTAACGGCAGCATGGAACGAATTTGCGTATCAAAACGCCGAGACCATTAAAACTATGTCGTCCCTGGTTCCTGCTCTCGCCTCGCTCGGTCCAGCCTTAAAGAGCCTGAAAGAAGTCCAGGGATTATTAAAGGATGTAAATATCGCTTCGAAACTGTCGGGACTTTCTCTGGCAGGAATGGGAACCTCGGCTCTCGGACTGGTTGGAACTCTTGGGCTGTTAGGAGTCGCCCTCGCTCCCATTCTGGCAATAATGATCGCCACAGACTATCAGGAACAGAAGAACGCCGAGACCATACAGAAACTCACTGAAGTCGAAAAAGAGCAGCTCTATACGATGGGAGAGATGTCCAGTGGAGTCACTGATCTCGGGGGAAACTATTCCGAGTTCGGAACTCTGATGGTAGACACGAACGAGCAGATTCTCGAATCATATGATGAGTTCGGAAATGTTCAGAGGGAAACCGGCGAACAGATTCTCGAATTATATGATGAGTTCGGGCGAGTCATTCCTGAAAACGCCGAGAAGGTCAAGCAAGCATATACAGAGTTCGGGACTCAGATTGAACAGGTCGCCGACGACGCCAAGAAGAATTATGATCAGATGGTGAAGGATCTCCAGGATCTTAATTTCTCATATGAGGAAGCGAAAGAGATCGCGGGAGATGTGTTTAAAACCATCGGAGAAGACGTCGAGAATTCCGCCGCTCAACAAGAGAAAGCACTTCATTCCGTCGCGCAGATGCTCGTCCATAAATATGGGCTCGCGTGGGAAGAAGCGGAGCGAATCGCTCGGGAATCCCTCGCACGAACTATCGGAGATCTGGAGAATGTAAAAACTCTCTTCGGGCAGTATGTCGGAGAGATGAAGGATACCGTTTATCAAATTTCTGGAAAGAACGGAGGAGGGGTAAACTATCGCTGGAATAAGGAGAAGGGAATTTATGAACAGGTCGTGGAGACTGGACCTGGGCAGTATGAAACCCTGGAGGAATACCAGAAACAGCAGAAAGCCCAGACCTCGAACTCCTTCACCGAATCGGAATGGGTGGGAATGTCGGAAGCCCAGAAGGAGGAGGTTCGGAAGAAGGGCTCCTATACCATCGGGGATAACAAATATAATGCGACTCCAGATATGGGAGGAGATTATCAGAACGACCCTGACTATGAAGGATTCATTAATGAGGGGTCTTATTCATCAGGACAGCAGAGCCCGCATGGTCATGATGTGAGGACAGAACGCCCCGACTATATGACGACCGGGACAGGCCAGAGCGGTAACCAGTATTATCACGGATGGTATCGGGATGCTTCGGCGGATTCTGGATTTAATCCGCAGTCGATGACGAAACAGCTCGTCGAGGAATGGCAGAAAGCAGGAGTCGAACTCTATAAAGAGGTCATAACCAACGGCGTTCCGACGACGGGAGAAAAGATTCCGTATGAAAGCACCGACGCAGCGAAGGAAAAGACCGAGGCGGATAAAGAATCGAGCGAGGTTCTGAAGAATGCGACATCTATCATCGATAGATATAATGAGAACTCGAAGACCTCCTCCGATAGCACGGACAAACATTCGGCATCCCTGCTGGACCTTATAGCGAAGCATAAGGAGAGCGATGCCGCCCTCGGCAAGAGTAAAGGCTCCCTCGCCGACTGGAATACCGATGTCGTCGGGAATACCGATGCGATGACTACCGAAACCCTGGGATCCGTCCGAGGGATGCGCGATGGAGTCCAGCGCGATTCCGCAGAGACTACCGGAAGAATCTCCCGCACCTGGGGAGATATCGGGAAGGAATCCGCAGAAGGAACCCGAGGGCTCGGGAATGACTGGAAGTCCTTCCTCCAGTCAGCCCGGAGAGATCTCCAGACCGAGGTCCAGGCGTGTTCTGGACCAGGATGCGGGTTCACTGGTGGAGGGACTGGAGATGGAACAGGGACTGGACTCGAACCTGTCTACGACCTGGAGGAACTCTGGCGTCGGCGTGGACTTCCCAGGGCGGCCCGTGGTGCAAAGATTGTCGGGGCTGGAGATATCCTGGTCGGGGAAGAACGTCCAGAAGTGGTCCGGCTTCCCCAGGGAGCCTCCGTCCATCCATTATCCGAATATGATGGAGGGTTCGGGGGACGTGCTGGGAATGTCTACCAGATCACGATTAATACCCAGGGTGTTATCGGTGACAAATCAACGGCGAGACAGTTCGCCAGATGGATTATGGAAGCCCTGGACTTCGAGACTATTCGAAGGGGGACGGTGGCATAATGGCGTTCCTTCTTTCCGGTCAAACCATCCAGGATCCAGCCGATTTCATACCGACTGATATTATCATCGGGGAACAGGATACGGCTTCGGACGGGTCTCTGAAAACGGACGTAATCGCCGTTAAAACGGAGTGGACCCTCTCCTGGTCGCATCTCCTCTCGGCTGAATATGCCGTTATAAGAACCCTGTTCCGAGCCCGCAATGAAGTGACATTCCAGTATCCGGATGATAACAACGTCCAGACTTCAGCCCAGGTAATCATAATGGCTCTGACTCCAGGACGGCGAAAAATGAATACTTATTACGAGGGTGTTAAGATGGTCCTCCGGGAGGTTTGAGAATGGCAGGAGACGCAATGGATGTTCCGATGTTCATGACGATAAAACTGGAGAAATTCGACGGAGACCCTCCTCGGTTTCGTCCAGGGGATAAGATTCCTCTCTGGGAGAGGGCGAAGGCGTTCTTTACGGGAGAAGTCCTGGTAAAGGAACCAGTGGAGATAATCGAACGAACTTACTGCCTCACGGAAGAGGAGGCGAAAAAGTGGGAGGAATTAAAAAATGGGACTGCTTAATGCGGGGAGGAACTTCCTCGCCCAGGCGATGATTAATGATTCGAGCCCGACCTTTTTCGATAATGCTCATGCTTATCTATGCGTCGGCGACGGGAACACAGCATACAACGCAGAACAGACAGATCTCCAGGCAGCGACCAATAAGCTGCGAAAGGGGATGGATGCTTCATATCCGACCAGGAGTAACAATGCGAACACCTTCCGAAGCACTTTCGCAACAGGTGACGCAAATTTCGAATGGATAGAATGGGGCGTGGCGAATGCTTCATCTGGCGGTGTTCTCTTTAACCGGAAGGTCGAGAGCCCGTCCCTGGGGACGAAGACTAACACCCAGTCCTGGGTCTTAACCGCAACCCTGACGCTCGGTATCGGCTCCTGATTAATCCCATTTTTCAGGAGTCTTTATCGTGGCGTGGTTAAGTGGATACTCGGCGAGAAAGGAATTATCCGTCGAAAGCAGCGACGAGGCGACGGGGTTTCAGAAAAAAATTATTCTCCATGCTCATTCAGGATCTGATACTGAAGGAGCCGACCCTGTAATTCATGTTCCCGACTGTCAGGCTGATTTCGACGATATAAGGTTCACCGGCTCCGATGGAACTACCCTCCTGGATTATTGGATCGAATCTATCTCGGGAGAGGTTGCGACCATCTGGGTCGAGATGAGTCTTGCGGAAGGATATACGACGGTTTATCTTTACTGGGGGAACGCGGCAGCGACAGCGGTAAGTGACGGCGACGCGACGTTCCCGTTCTTCGATGATTTCCCTGGGTCAAGTCTGGATACTACTACCAAGTGGGATCTGAAGAGCGGCGGGGTAACCGTCAGCGGGGGTATCCTGTCACTCGCATCGGGAAAGATCCATCAGAAGACGGCGGTTACTGGTCCGGTGATACTCCGGTCGCTGGCGAAATGGTCAGACGCGACACAGTGGAAGAATATCGGGTTGGTGAAATCCGGCGCGAACGACGCACATCTCTTCCAGGCGAAGAATACCGGCACGGCGCTGATCGCCCGGTCAAACAACAACGGAGGGATACAACAGGAAGCGGCGGATGTCGGCGATTATTGCGATGATACATACCGCGTGGTGGAACTGGCAGCGGTCGCGGCGGACAGTTTTAAGTATTATATCCCTGCCGGCACGCTGGAGGCTACCCTTACTTACAACATCGGCACCAGTCTGAAGGTCCAGGCAGAGGCGACGGATACGACGGTCTATATTGACTGGGTACTGATCCGGAAATACGCTGCCACTGAACCGACGGTCACTATCGAAGCGGAAGAATATCAGAAAGCAGCATCCGAGACCCTAAAGATCTCACTATCGGAAGCCCTGGACCTGCTGAAACCTTTCTCGGTTTCAGACTCCATCCTGGTTTCCCTGGATGAATTCGTCCAGATGTTGAAACCGATATTAATCAACGCATCAGACTCCATCCTGGTCTCGCTCCTGGAGGAAGCAGGATACGCCGTTGCGATAGATGTATCAGAGGAGCTCTCCCTCCTTCTATCAGAATCCTGCGTGGTGGATAACCCGACCACAGCCAGCGATAAATCGGTGAGAAGGCTTCATGGGAAGGTTAAGATCTCATATACCGACTCATCCCTGGATGAAGATAGCGAAATAACCTCCTCTTCCGGATTCGCCCGGGGATCAACAGAGGATTCGTTATTCGACGGAATGATCGGGGCTCCTGTAAAGTATATGATGCTCGACGGGTCCTGTCCTCTGGATGGAACAGTATCTGTCGGAAGTGATTCCATAGGATGGAGAGGGGATGATATGTCCGACGAAACCGGGGCTGTTAATGAATGGATCGCGATTTCATTCGCTACCCCCAGGACGATTCATAACCTTTACCTATGCGGGGATAATCAGTGGAATAATTTCCCGGTGGCGTTCTCCATCTATGCTTATGATGAGGAGGATAACGAGATCGAGATCGATGGAGTATCCCCTCTCGTTGTCGATGATAATGACGAGATAAATTGGAGTTATGCTCCATTAACGGCACTTTCAGAAGTAAAGAAAATAAAATACGAGATCTCCAAGATTTCCCAGCCTCTCCAGCCGATAATGATTACCGAGCTTTATTCCTCCTATTCAGAGGAATACACAGACGCAGAAATCATATCGATCCGGGTTCTGGAGGAGATGGAATATTCGTCCGGCTCCATCCCTCTCGGGAACATCTCCTCGAATGAGTGCGCGATAAAGCTGAATAACTCCAGCCATAAATTCGACCTGGGGAATCCTTACTCGCCCGTATCCTCTCTGATGCTGAAGAACAGGAGAGTCGAGGTCTGGTTCGGGATCGAAGTCCCCTTCATGGGAGAGACAGCCTGGACGAAACGAGGAGTCTTCTGGACGCAGGACTGGTCCGTACCGGAGGATCAGATCTATGTCGAGATAACAGCCCTGGACAGGCTTGAACTCCTCCGGAAGACAGAGTATTATTCCCGGACTCTCCACATCGACAAGTCTATCGGATACCTCCTGGAGAAAGTCCTGGACGATGCTGATCTGGTGAAGGACACGGATTATTGGATTCATCCAGACCTTTACGAGATTATCATTCCTTACGGTTTCTTCAAGAGAACCTCGCACCGGGAGGCTGTAAGGTCTCTGGCAGTCGCAGCCCAGGCGAAAGCATACTGCGACGGGGATGGATGTATCGTCGTGGAACCCTGGGATCCTGGGAAGGTTGCGAGGGTCCAGTTCACCCGCAACAAGTTCAAGAGGAAGGATAATCCGCTCGCCTTCTCCGAGATCGTGAACTTCGTCGAGGTTTATGCGAATCCCAGGGAGATCGGCGAGGAAGAGGAGATCTATACGGATTCTGAAGTCCTCCGGATAGAACCTGGAGAGACAGCGACCCGAACCTGTGTGTTCGAAGGCGACGATCCCTGCACGGACGTTCAGGAAGCAGATTTCGACCAGTCGGCTATCATCGACCTTTCAGATGTTATCTGGATCAACCTTTCAGAGGAGACGAACCTGGACATCTCCTCAGCTGATACCCGATGGATGAGAAGGGATGACGCCATCAGAGTTACCCTGGATGAGGATGTCGAGAAAGCGACAGGGGCGTTCCTGGTGGAACCTGAAGGAGGCACGCCTCCAGGAGCGGGCGTCCATATCAACAGCCAGACGAACTATAACTGGGGAAGCGAGATCGAATTCCATAATACCGGGAATGTTCCCTTCGAGATAACCTCCATCACCATCCGGGGGAAGCCGGTCAGGGTGAAAGGCCGGAAACTCGTGACAGCCCAGGATAGCGGTTCGATTCGTGCTTATGGAAAGCTCTCCCTGTCCAGACCGATAGATAATGAGTTCATCCAGAGCGAGGAACTCGCCCAGGAGATCGCGGATGATATCCTCGCTGCGAATAAAGCAACGAGAAAAGATGTCACTATCGAGGCTTTTGGGTATACCGACCTGGAGCTGGGAGACAGGATCCAGGCTGTATCGTTTCAGAACACTGAATTAAAAAACTACGCCCTGACATCCCAGGAGTTCGAATACGACAGGGGAGTTTTCAGGGTGAAATATAAAGGAAGGAGGATTTAAAATGGCGTGGCAGACACCAGTCGAGAACTGGGAGGCTCCAGACTGTCCGACGTTTGAAGATTTCAACCGCATCGAGGGAAATACCGCATACCTGAAAGGAGCCCTCGATACGATGAACGATTCGATTACGGACCACATTTCAGGGGCGAGTCCTGTTGAAAGGAACGACATTCATTTCACTATCGCAGAATGCCGGGGGATAGATTCGGTCCCGATTGTTCTTCAATGTCTCCAGCAGGATCCCGCGAACCCTGTTGTCGGACAGATCTGGCTTCGGACTGATAAATAATGGCAAAAATCGGGATCTATGATGTCTTCGAGAGCGGCGAATATTCGATTAGTGGAGGGAGCGGGCAGATTAAATTAACCATCCCGATTAATCTGGCAGTCGCGGCGATAGGGTTCATGTTTAAAGGAATCTCCATCGCTGGATCTTGTCCTGCGACTGCGATCTGGGATTCTGGTTATTCAGAAGTAAGCAACGGCGGGTCGTCTCCAGGAGGATATCCCTCTGGAGCAACGGCTGCGGGCTGTTTCTATACCGGCATTTCGAAATATCAGGCTGCTCCACCCACCCAGCAGAATACCGGCTGGAATGATTCCGGGATTTCTCCGCGTGCGCAATCAGTATCGAACTCCGTCGTCGTTCCATCGGTTCCGGAAGGAGGAAAGTTCCAGTCAGGGACAGTGGAATATTACGGCTATAACTACGATGGACAGACGAGATCACTCTATATCAATGGGAGCGGACCATACACCGTCGGAGGGAGCGGGAGCTATAAGATGATCTCTTCCGCTCTCTCTGCGGGAGACTGCGGGAGTCAGAAGACGGTCAATGTATATGGCTCCGGGATGTTCCAGGCGGCGAGGGTGCGAGCGATAGTCTATTACCTGGGCTCGGGATACTTGATAGAAACCAAGACGGGGAACTGCTCGAACAATTACGGCGGGTCTGTCGCCGGTCCTCTGAATAACGGTCAGACGGGATCCAGTTCAATGAGCCTTCCGTCTGGGAACATCTCTCACAGCATAGGAGGGTCCGGGCGGGCTGGCTTCCGGTATCGGGTCCAGTATACGTATCAGCAGGCTTACGAGATTAAGACCTCTAATGTCCAGGCTTCATGCGGGGGATTTTCGTGCGGATACTCTGAAGCGATTAATAATGGATCCTGGGTTCTCCCGTATTCTGGGACCGACGCCTGGATCCGGATGGACCCTCTTGCGTTCCAGCCTGGGAACACTGCGACGATTAACATCTCTGTCGGCGGCTCCCAGAAATGCGGCGTAAAAGTGGCGTATGAGTATACCAGGGCGCGTCCTCTCCTCCTGAACACCCTGGAGATCCGGAAGGGTCCAACGACTACCTATGCGCTCCCTGTGGTCGATCCGGAGGATATTAACCTGGACCTGGATTCGTATGTCCAGGCTCTGGTCCCGACCAGTCCATCAGACCCGACACCTATTATTCGGTGCGTTGATCTGGTGGAAGTGGACGACGGGGAGGCTGGACCAGTCCGGATTAATACTCATCATGGGTCGAAGGCTGTCCGTAAGTGGCAGGGATAATAGATCTTTTTTTCCTTCCATCCCAGTTCAGCGCAGGCAGGGAGGAGCCCTGGCGAGTCGCCTGACATCCAGATCCGGGGGGTAGATTTTCTTATGGATGGTCGAAACCTGGGGATCCTGGACGCCAGGAGTCTTCCATCTTTCACGTTCCACCATAATTATAACGAGTTATTTATTCTCATTGATAATATAACTTGCGTAATATATTAGTGTATTATTTTGATACGGTAATATTCTATACCCTATATGATATAGAATATATTAACAGGTTCTCCGACGTGACACTGCGTTAAACCCTGTTTCCTGCGTTTCTGGGCGACCCGTTTCCCGTCACAGTTTCTCCTCCACCGAATCTTATTTCCTGCGCCAGAATGAATCTACACGAAAACGACCTCTGAAAAAATGCTTCATTCTGAAGCATCTATAAGAGAGGTTCAATTATCATCACGAAAATAGATCGTTGATTATATAAAGACCCTTATTTTTTATGAAAGAGATGTGAACATCTTTTTCTACATCTCTTCCCCGGCGTCCGAAAAACTTGTTCGAGTCCCTTACGATCAATTTTTGAACCAGATGGACCAAAAACTGAAATGATGAGTTTCTATAATCGACACTATTCCAGGGACAGTAAAGCGATAACTTCAGCCATCGCGCGAGGACAGATCACCGACCAGGATGCATCAACCATCCTGGAGTTTATCGAAGAATCCAGGGCGACCCGTCACATTAAGGACCACAGAGCCTTAAAAAGTCTCTATGATCTGATAAACTGGAGGAGGTTCCTGCTGAAACCCTATCGGGATCTGGAGCCTGCTGATCTCTATGCTGGTATTAATGCCATGATGAACGGGGAGAGCCTGAACGGGACTCCCTTTAAGCAGAATACTCGGCACGATTATATTAAAGTCCTGAAGCAGTTCCTTCGGTGGATGGTGGAGAAGGGATATTCCAGGATCCCGGGCGAGGCTGTCTCCAGGATCAGGATTCCCGAGAAGGACTTCCAGACGCACGAACCAGGAGACCTCCTGACAGAAGAGGAAGTCGCGCTGGAACGGGCGCGGACTGATCCCAGGAACCTTCGGAAATATGCCGACTGGCTGGAGAAGCACCCGGAAGAATGGGAAAGTTAATCCACTCGATTAAAATTAATCACAGCGGTAAAGGAAGATTTATACGGGTTAAGATTCAAAATAGGGTTCATGGATCCGATGAATCGTCCTGAGTCTGACAGGATGGAAATTCTTTTCCATGATAAAAAAGTTCTCGATCGATTGCGGCAGTCTATAAGGGAGGTTATTTCCCCCGACTTCTCTTCTCAAAAAATATTACCCTGTCTTTTCTCTGGTCTTCTCCTCTTCGATTATGTGCTTTATGAGATCCCGACCCTTCTCGCTGGATAAGAAGACGATAGTCTGTTCTTCGATACTCCCTGACAGGTAGAAATCGCAAGCCTCCAGGACGATACTGGACATCGACCGATACTGTTTCTTCGCCTTCTCCTGGAGCGCACGATACATCCCTGGAGGAAAATTCACCGAATGACGAATAATGGTGTTCTCGTCATCTGTCTGATTCAATAGTTCGCCAGCAGTCATGATATGACTTAATGAATCACACGCGCCCATTCCGTATAAATCTTCGCCCAGCACTGTCGCCCTATATTCATGATGCATCATAATGATGCAAAGATTTATAATATCCATGATTCATACTGATTATTAATCCATCATGAAGCAGAATGAATCATGATGGACAGGGAAGGCCTCCAGGAATTAACTTCCTGCTGGCTGTTCCTGAAAATGGGGCGGGGAACTGAAACAGCTGGGTTCCCTGAAATCTCCCTGGGAAATGAACGGCATGATGAATGAAGGGATCCCAGGGGGAAGCCGACACTGGACCAGCATCCCAGGCAGAAAGGGCGATACAAAAGGGCGAGCCTGGGTGGAATGAGAATGGACTATTTTCAAACCTTTTAGGATAATGGAATGTCTAAAAGAATTATGGGAATTATCCCAGACGAACTCGATGAGGGAGTCCAGGGTCTCTATGATGAAGGCTATACACAGGCCGAAATCGTGAGAGAAGGAACGAGGCTCCTCATCCAGAAGAAGAAATGGGAGCGAATCCTCCTGGAGCAGGGGGATAAACTCCTGATGGAGCAGGAAGGAAAAGCATGCGTTCAGTAAGTGGTCCTATACTGGCGACCAGAGAATGGCTGGACGGATACTCGAAACGTGGTCCTGCTTCAGCTTCTTTCGCTCGCTTCATGGAAGAGGCGAAGCTGGTAAAGGTTATCGAACACCCTCTGAAGGAGGAATAAACTTTGATAAAAAATAAGGCTGCTGCGGTCCCGGAACCTCACCGTTCCAGAACTGATGATACGGTTTCAGGTTACGGGCATATAAGTCTATGTATCAGATGCGTTCGCGCGAAAGACTGTGAACAACGCGACCAGGATACATTACTCGGGCTGGTTGCGAGAGCCTGCCCGAAGTTCCGGGAGATAAAATGTCTCTCCTGTGGTCGGCTGATCTGCTGGGACAGGAATCCCGCAATTTTAGAATGTAATCGCTTCGTGTCTCTGGAGATAGCATCCAGAGCTTATAGGGAGGAGATCGGGTGATAATCTTCGACATCTACAAGAGAGAACCCTCGAAGACAAATGACGATACGTTGGTTCTGTCAGCGAAGGCCGAAGATTATATTGAGGTTCTGAACCTCTGGGCTCGGCTCTCTCCTTATGGCTATTACTTCGTCGTTGGAAAAGTGAACATCGAATAAAATTCTGGAGATGTGAAATTATGACCGTAACCGAATCAATAGCGTCAGCTCCGATTATTGACGCAGAGGAAACAGAGTTCGAGAAAATTCAAGAGGAATACTATTCCGTGCTTAAGGAATGGTTGGAGGCGAAGAAGGAGTGGGAAAGGAAGATGGATGAAGCTCTTCTCCCATACCGAGAACGCCTCGAAAAACTGGAGAGGAAGAAAGTCGCCCTCGGTCCGAAGCCTGACTGTTTCGGGACCAGGAACGACCTGGACCTTCCCGGCTGCGAGATGTGTATTCATGGAGCCCGATGCTTCAGGGCGATGAAAGCGAAGGGGTTGATCTGAATGGCTGAAGAGAAAGCGAAGAGCGAGATCCTTCCCCTCTCCCGCCCTGCTGAAGAACTCTTTAAGGAAGGGCTGGAGCTCCAGGATCTTATCCAGGCTGGAACGGAGCATCTAAATAAACTCCAGGAACGCCTCGGGCTGATTAAGGAGGAGCTGCTCTTTCATGGAATCAAAGAATCTGAATCCTATACTCTCTGGGAAAAGCAGCGTGTCGTCCGAAAGATCAATGTGAAGCGGTTCGCCGAGATGTTCCCCGAGGTATATACTCGACTGATGGAGGAGGAGCTCCTCCGGGCGAAGAGGAACGCCGGGAAAAAGATCAGGGTTCAGGATGCGGAACGGATGCTGGGAGAAGATACCATCGATCCAGCCTGCGACCTGGATACGACCATCACTCACATTATCCAGAGGAAGGAGATAGCATGAGTGACGAGCTCATCGGGGTTCCTCTGGAATCCATAGAAAACCGGGGATTACGTGGCGTCTACGCCCGGATCAATGGGACAGACTATCGAGCCCTGGATTATGTCGAGCCCTATGTTACCAGGAGGAAGGTCGGTGATCTGGTGGATATCTCCTTCTCTATGGATAAGGACGGGCTCCCAGTCCTGACGAAAATCAGTCCTCATAAGGCAGGAGGAGCAGGACAGAAGGGGAAGCCCGAGAAGCCTGGGAAGGAAGTCTCGGCTATCCTCCGGAAGGTCCAGGATCCTTACCTGATGGTAACCGAGGAAGGAAAGGACAGGATCTCTCTCTATTGTCTCTCCCATGAGATGAGAGACAGAATCCAGACCGACCCAGGGCTGAACATTCCCCAGAAGATCCGGGTATCTGTTGATGCGATTTCCTTCGTTCAGGGATACGAACTCGGGGAGTCGGTACCGGAAGACAGCCTCCCTCCCATTGCGGCTCCTATTGTCACTGGTGGACAGATTAAGCAGGAGAAGGCGAAACAGGCGACCATCTCTGAACCTCCCAAAGAGGAACCGAAGAAGGAGGAGAAGAAGGAGGAAGCACCGAAGCAGGAAGAACCAAAGAAAGAGGAACCTCTGAAGGCCGACGATAAAAGCGCGTCCCCTCACCCTTCGGAAGAGCTCCTCCCTCTGAATGGAAGATACATCCTGCGGCTCGGTGGAACCTGCTCCCTGGATGGATACGAGAACATAAAACTCGAGATCGAGGGTGATGTCGATCCGAAGAACCTGGAGGAAAGGGAAGCCCTGATCAGATACTGGGATGATACGCTCGGGCTGTTCGGGAAGAAATCCCCAGCAACGAAGGATAAGATCGACTCCTTCCGAAGGAGGGTTATCCTGGGGGCGTTATCATGAGAATCGTCCAGTATCTGAAGGCTGGGAAAGACTGCCCGGAGAATCTGGCGGGGAATCTGGCTTTTGCCAGACAGGTTATCCTCGTAACCAGACGGAGACTGGAACTCCGTCCCGAAGATACTGTGGAGGTCGTGTTCGAATGAAGCCCGAACCGATGTATATTGTTCGCACCGATGACAGTCTGGCGAAGGCTCCCAGTTACCGGGAGTTCGATTCGAGGGAAGCTGCCGATCTGTTCATCGTGGAGTATCTCCAGGAGATCTCCCAGGACAGGTCGGGGGATATCCAGTTCGCTGTCGGGCTTTATGAAGTGAACCTGGGAGAGCAGGAGGACGACGGCTGTTTCTGCTGTGGCGATTGTGTAGACTGTGAAAAAACTGCGAATAAGGAGGAATAAAAATGGCTGCTGGAATTACTGCGAAAGATTCGATGTTTTATGTCAGGGACGTTCCCTGGCACGGACTCGGCGTTAGAGTCGAGAATGCACTAAATAGCGAAGAAGCGATCAGAATGGCGGGGCTGGAGTGGGAAGTATATTCCGCTCCTCTGAAAGCACATCTCGAAGACGGGAGTATCCTGGACATAACCGAGAGGGTTGCGAATGTCAGGGACTCCGATAAGTCCATTCTGGGCGTTGTATCAAACCGATACAAGATCGTCCAGAACCGGGAGGCTTTCGCCTTTACGGACGCTCTCCTGGGAGGCTCCCAGCATGTGAGATACGAGACTGCGGGCTCCCTCTGGGGCGGGAAAAGGGTCTGGATGCTGGCGAAGATGGATGGGATAACCCTCCTGGGCGATAAGGTGGACCCTTATCTGGTGTTCACGAACTCGCATGATGCTTCGACAGGAGTCCGGGTCGCCATCACTCCGATACGGGTCGTCTGTAATAACACCCTGACAATGGCGGTGGAAGGGGCGACCAGAGTCTGGTCTACAATGCACGTGGGGAACATCTCCTCGAAGATCACGGAAGCCCAGGAGACCTTACGGAAAGTCTCTGAATATCTGGAAGGAATGCCGGAACAGGCCGAGACTATGGCTGAAACGAATATCTATCTGGATGAGACAGAACAGATCTTCGATAAGCTGTTCCCTGTTTCAGATGTCGAGAAGGCTGGAAAGATCAGGCTGGAGAACATCGAGAGACAGAAGAACGCGGTTTATCAGATCTGGACCACGACTCCAGATATAGCGAAGTTCCAGGGGACGGCCTGGGGACTTTACAACGCTGTCGCCGATTTCTGTGGACATATGCGCCCACTCCGGGAAACTCCGACCTTCCAGGAGAACCGCTTCGCATCACTGGCTGACGGACATCCACTCATCCAGAAAGCTCAGGAGATCTTAATGAAGGTGCGACAATGATACCGGAAGATAAGTTCCTGGAGAGGCGGGAGAAGCTCTCCACCATCACCGCCGAGGATATGAAAGAGACAGCCCGGAAGCTCCTGGAGCAGGGAAAGATCAGGCTGGAAGACTGGGACGATAATTACATCCTGCCGAAATTGTTCCTGACTGCTTACGCATCCAGGATGAAGGATATCTGGTCTCCCATAGGTCCAGCGACGGCATACATGAAAAAGATCAAAGAGATGGAGGCGGCACTATGAATCAGCCTCTCCCTCCATCCAGGGCGACCATTCCCTATAAGGCCGAGGGACAGTATGTCGCAGTGTGCCTGGGCTGTGGGGAACCTCTGAAACACCATCAGAGATCATTCCGGGTCCGGGACGAGAAAGCCATCGACTTCGACGATAGGGTTCTTATCGACTTTATGGGCTGGTTCTGCCCGGACTGTAAGGAACGGATGCTGGGATTCCTCCAGGGAGGGATCCGGGCTGCTGTGGAGAGGATGAAGGAGAAACAGAAGACCCTCCAGCTCCTGGATAAGAAGGATCGGGAGGCTCTCTCCCAGGTCGAGGAGGGATTATAAATGCGGGTAATGTTCCAGAACGGTTCCCATACCGTAGGAATCGGGGAGATCGAGGAGGGAGACAGATACACCGAACATGCGATAGTCGGGCTCCCAGCACTGAAGGAAGCGATTAAAATCGCCTCCCTTTTTGAGGGTGAAGATTATCGGGTCGGCTTCCTGGAGGGGGAAGGCGGAGATAAAATCCTGGTCTTGAAGCCGAACACAAAAGGAGACTCGGCTATCCTGGTCGCAGAGAGGATCGAGGTCGAAGATCCAGAACAGCAGAAGATCACTGGAAACGAGGAAACAAAGGAGGGGCCTGAATGCCGGGAGCTGTAAACCCTAACAGACCGGCGAAAGATAACCATTCCTGGGATGCTGATCAGCCCGTTCTCGAATGGATGGTGAAGAACGGGACGCCGTTATCAACGATGAGTGAACTTCTCCAGAGGACGGAAGGATCGATTAAGGAACGAGGGAGGAAGACGCTGGGAACCATCGTCCGGGACGGGTATCTGATGGTCCGACCTGCTGTTTCAAAAGAGGAAGGTCCGGTAATGGTGAACCGGGAGACTTTCGATCCTCCTCTGGTCCTGAAAGCCCGGGAACCTGTCATAATGAAAACGACCATTACGACAGGTCCAGGGAATGGGAATGGCAATGGATCCACCAAAATTATCCGGGATCCCTGGGAGACTGACGAAATTCTGATCGATCTCTTGAATGAAACCAGGAGAAACGGACAGATCATGGAGGAGATCAACTCCTCTTTAAGGAAGATCTGCGGTTACCTGGAGAAGAAATCAGACCGACAGAACACCTTAACGGGGGTTATACGATGAACCCTCCCACTATCAAAAACCATTTTTCCCGCTCGTTCTGGGGGAATGCTGAATGGAACTCCGATATTCCTCCCTCATGATATCAGATGATATTCGATATCATGAGATATCACTACTACTACTACTACTAGCTACAGCTCCTCATGATATCATATCATATCATGAGAGGGAAGGAAAGGAAAAGTTCCAGCCTGATATCTCATGATATCAGATATCAGGTGATATCATGAGAGGGAAACATAAGGACGTAAAACAGCCTACTCGCAGGATGATAACTGCGTCCCTCCTGGACCTGGAGATCCTGTCTTCCCTGGGGTATGATTATTCAGAGGTTTTCGAGGAAGGCAGGAAAGCCATCTTTAAAAAGTGGTTATCCAGTCAGGTTCCTCCGCATATCGGGCTGTTCAAGCTCTCCCGGATGGACCTTCTTATCCTGGACCTGGGAGAGGAGATCGAGACCCTCCAGGAGGTTAAGTCTATGCTGGAGGCTGTCAGGAAAGCCCAGGCAGATCTTTTAACCTTCCCAGAAGGAGACCGGGAACGTCAGATAGTATTCGCTGAACTAGCTGCGAAGCATCTCACAAAGGAGGAGATCTCAGCTTATTATCAGGCGTTCTCCAGGAGAGTTGAGAGAGGAGACTCTGGATCAGCTGTGGTTAAGAGCCTGCTCCAGGACATCGAATCTCGCTGTAATGGTTCAGGAGGAATAGTGAAAGAGATCAGGAAGGGCGACTCCATTTATCGTCAGAATCTCGTCTGGTCCTTCCTGGTGGATGCGGTGAAAGAATGAACGTTGATCTTTATTCTGGAATACTGGCTGGCTTCGTGCTGGGGACATTCGTAAATTATTTTTATTGGAGTCTCTGGATGGGGAAGTTATGCCGGACCCTCCTGGGATTTATGGAGGGGGTGATGGAATGACGGAGCTCCATGCTGGGAGGTATCCTTCCAAGAAAGCTGCGGAAGCATACGCCCAGAAACTCCGGGAACGGGGGCTGAAAGCGTTCCCTCGTGCCGCAACGGTG